TCTTGCGTAAAGGCGTCGAACCCGCCGCCGCCAAAGCCGCCGTTGCCGAAATTGAAGCCGCCACCGCCGCGCGCGCTTTCAACGCCCCATGTCACGGTCTTGACTAGCCCGGTCGCCTGATCGTGGCCCGTCTCGCCCGAATAGAGGCTCTTGTGAAACTCAGCCGACAGCCCGTTGCCGTCATCGCTGAACAACAAAACCTCGGTTTCCGGCACGTTGGAAAGCACAATCTGCAATTGCTGGAATGCGAATTGCTGGCGTACCCGATCCATCCGGCCCGCAAACCGCAGATCGGGCGTGCCGACAACCGCGCCCGTCGAAGGGTCAAACTCTGCCACCCACAGCCGCATGGCCGAACGCGCAAACGCACCGGCCTGCAAAGGTGCAAGCGCGGCATTGCTCGGCGGGACAAACACGATTTCCTGCTCGGGCAGTTCCGCGCCAAAGCCTTCGGAGACTTCCCCGATCTGCGCGATGCTGCCAATAGTGGCGTGTTCCGCAGTGTACGTGTTTCCGCCGTACACGGTCACGCCCCCGTCGCTCAGGTAAACCGAACCGCCGGGTAGATCGAGGCGCAGCAGCCAGGTCGCCCCGTTCATCGGACTTCCTTCAGGCTAAACTCAATCGGAAACACGCGGTTGACATCAACGCTCCAAGACCAATCACCGGGCAGCAAACCTTCGACCTGCGGTTCGGCCAGATTGACCACCGTGTTATCGGCAAAGCTGTCGCGCAGCAGTTCGTTCAATTCGATGGTGGCCTGACCCGATCCGTTAGCGGTCGCGCCCACACCAACCGAGTGCAGGAAATGCTGCCCGGACTTGACCAGAGACAGCCAAAACCCCTCTTGAATGACATATCCGGGGGTCAGGCCGTCAATTGCAATCGTGCGCCCGGTCGTGACCGCGCCATTGAGCAGCGGTGTCCCCGGCGTTCCCTGCGAATGCAACAGAGGCAGCTTGACCCGCACGCCGCCCTGCTTGCCTGCGATCAGCCGCGACACCATCACGCGCCCGTTTTCCGGCGTGTAGGGGCCGAAGGTGAAGGCGACCGTGTAACGCCCGCCCTTGCGCGGGATGTAATCGTCAGACTGTATCCCGGTTTGCGTAAAGCCCGCATCGTTAAACGTGGCCTGAAAGCTGCCGGGAACGGCGAAGGTCGGCAGATCGATCATCGCACCCGCCTTGCCTGCCGCGCTGCCATCTGGCCCTGCGCCATTGCCGCGCCGGCACCCGCGATAGCCGGGGCGGTCGCCGCGATCTGATCATTCACAAAGGCCGTCAGGTTGCCGCTGCGCGGATCAACGCCGACCGTTACGTGAACGCGCCCACCCAGGTTGTCATTGGAATGGATGCGCCCATGCCCCGGCGGGGTGAACAATTCGGGGCCGCGCTCGCCTACAAGATAAGAGCGCCCAGCATTGACTTGCCCGCCGTTTGCCCGCGAACCCGACACTGGCGCGTTAAGTCGGCCCTGAAGCCCCGAACCGAACGCACCTGCGCTACCAAGCTGCATGAAAATATCAAGCACCCCGCCAAGGATGCCGAGGAAATCGCCGTTGCGGATGCTGTTAGTCAGGCCCTGAAGCGAGCCAATAATTTTTTGCGACATTTGCGCAAAGTTATCGGCAATTGTGACTGTCTGGTTTTTGGTTTTGCCGGCCAGTTCGTCAAGGCTCAGGTTCATCATGTCGTTTGCCGCCATGACTTTGCGAGCACTATCAAGCGGACCTTCACTAATAAGATCACGCGAAACATCAAGATCGCCCCCGATCCCAAGGATGCGGCGGCGATCTTCCGCGATCTGTTCGGCGGTACGCTTGCTGTTCGCGCTGACCATTTCGAGTTGGGTCATTTGGCGGCGCGTGGTGTTCTCGGGGTATAACTGCTCTAGAAGGTCAGCCATTTCGTCCCGCGTATTCCTTACACCGGCACTAGCGCGGCCTGCCGAAGCGCCCACCTTATCAAGATTGGCGGCAATGGCAGGAAGCCCAGAGGGGGCGTTGACCGCAGCAGCCCCCTTGCCCATTGCCGCCAACTCGCTAGCAATGTTGATTGACGACAGGCTAAGAGGGCCAGAGCCAAGGCCAATAGCGTCGCGCGAGGCCGAAGCCCTGGAGGCACTGCCGACGCGTTCAATGAGATTGACAGCCATTGCAAGAGGAGAGACCAAAATGCGGGCTTTATCAGCCAGCCAAGCCAGACGTTCGCCAGTCAAACCGACTGCGTTGGTAAAGCGCAAGAACCCTGAGACAGCGGCTGAAACCTGACGGCCAATGACGCGGAACCCCTCTACGAGATCTTCAGTGCTTGACGTTGTGGTGTTCAGGGCCTCAGCAGCACTAGCCATAACCCCCACAATCTCGGCAGTAAGCGAGATAAGCGGAGTCAGTTGCGGCAGGAGCTTTTCGCCGATAGCAACCTGCAATTCCTCGACCGCTGCATTCATGGTCTTAATCTGGTTTGCCGTGCTGCCGCTGGTGCGCTCAACGTCGCCTTGCGCAAGGGCCAACTGCTCTTGGATAATCGCAGCGCGGGCGACGATCTTTTCCTGATCAGTTAGCGCACCATTGACGCCAGCAAGACCCAACTCAGCGGCCTTCGCTTGCACTGCCGCTTCATTCAAGAACACGCCCACAGCGCGCAAAGGCTCGGCCTCACCGACCAGACCGGCAAACAGCTTTTGCTGAGCCACTTCGTTTGACAGGTTCTTGAAGCTGGCGAGGTCTTGCGTGAGAACCGCAAACTGCTTGGACATTTCCGCCGCCTGCGCGGGGTCAAGCGCCTTGCCGAACAACTCCTGAAACGCCAGCGTGCCGCGCATAATCTCTTGCGTCGAGCGGCCTAGCGCGTTGCCGGTTTCTTCGGCCCAGGCCTTGACATCGCCAGCCATGTTGCCAAACACGACGTCAAAAGCGCTGCCCATTTCCTGGGCGTCAATAGCGGCCTGGACAGACTTCTTGCCGAAGTCTAGCAACACGTTCCCGATCCCTGCAGCTATTAGGGCAAGACCGGCTCCCTTAAAAGCCGCACCCATGCTTGAAGCCGCTCCGTCGACATCGCGGGCAGCGCGCTTTGCGCTGCCTCCGATATGGTCAAGCTCGCGCTGCCCGTCTTTAAGGCCTTTGGTGTCTGTGTCAAGGACGAGGCGTGCAAAGTCGGTCATTCGGCGCGCTCCATCGGTGACTTGCGAAGCGGGTTGCGGTTGGCAACCTCGACGCAATAGGCTCGGGACATGTCCATAAGGCACGAGGCCTCATGAGGGTTGAGGTCGCAGTCAGTCAGCCTGGCAAAGGCTTCAAGCTCTGACCAGTCTAGAGGTACAGCTCCAGCCATACCTTCCTTGGCGTAACCAAGCTCTGACCAGACTGCCGCCAGCCTTTCGGCAGGCGGCAACTCAGGCAGGGTTTCCCCATACAGAAACAGGCGGCTTTCGTCCTGCCCCTCTGGCTTTGCCATCAGCCAACCGACTTGCGCGGCAAAGGTAACTAGGCGCTGTCGGCACTGGTAAAAAGGCGCTGCTCGTTCGTAACAGCCCCATGGACTTGGCCGAAGAACAGTGTTCCAGGGCCGCAAAGCTTGAGAACATTTTCCTCGGTAACCTCAAGTGGCTTTCCGTCCCACTCAATGTTTTCCCACTCTGCAACCGAAGAGACAATCAGCGCTCCCATCGCAGTTTCAAGGTCGTCCTGGACCTTTGCAAGAACGTTGTCCGCGTCCTTGTCTGCGGTTCTGGCCATCCGGTCAGTCTTCAGGGCCTGGATGCGCTCAACGCGCTTGAAGGCCTCCATCACGCCCTTGGCGCCCATGCCACGGACTCGGATCCGACACGGCTTGCCTTCGTCGCCAAGTGGTTCGCCACGCAACTGAAGGTGGACCCACGAACCGCGCTCAGACGCGGTTCGCAGGTCATATTGGGCGAAGTCCATTACGGGAACGTCGCGTCAACAGTGGGCGAGTTCTGCTTGAAATTAACGCTGAACCCCTCAAACGAAGTGTCGTCCCCCTGCACTTCGACATAGCTGTGGAAGTAGCCTGTCGCATATTGCAGTTCATTGCCTGCTGCCGGCGCGCCGTCAGCGCCAGTTCCCCGCGTGATGCGGATCGAGCCGATAGCCGCAACCCCGCCAGCATTTGCCAAAGTGCGGACAGAGGTCTGACCGGCATCGGACGCCACCATGCGGAAGGTCGCCGTGCTATCGTTCCCAGCCCCGGCACCTTTTACGCCGCGAGTGATCCCAGTCTGAAGGTCTGGCACATCAATGTTTGCGTGCGAGAAACCGATCTGCGGAAGGGTCTGAACCCCACTGACCTTAGTCCAGGTCAGGGCCGCAAAGCCCGCTGCATTTTCAGTTGCCGGGGCTGCGGGAGCAACCCAGAAGGTTTTGCCAATGTGGGAACGGCTCATTTCTTGGTTTCCTTGTCAGTGGTTTCTGAGGGAGCG